CCCTCACGGGGGTTCTGTCTACGTCATTGGTATGTGACGTCTCGCTTAGGTTACTTCAACCCGGCATACCAGCTGGATTGAGATCTTGAGGTCGCTCTCAGGGTTTTAGAGAGATCACTCTTTAGTAATCTTTGCTTGGATATATCTGGGGGTTGCTCCCCTAGATATCCATGACTGCCACCCTTTACAAAGGTGGAGATCATGGGGGCGGGCATTGCTGCCCGATTCCATACCCGAGGCCAGTCGGCCTCTATGCATGGTGGTTCCATGTGAACCCGTAGTCTAATCAACCTACGGCATGGTTGAATCTCTTGGAGAAACAACCATGGTTGCCCCCGTTACTGGTCCTTTTACCACAGCCGTACATACCGAGGTGTTGTGGGACGACAAAACTGGCTACAAGCAGGCTAAGCCGATCGATCAGGGTCTTCCCTATACGAGGAACGTCTCACGACGCCTCTTCAAAATAGGAACTCTGACTGGATCAACTGAGCTTGCGGGTTCCAATTGGCGTGCCTTGACTCCTCGGGCTACGACGCCAGCTTCAAATCTGGCCTATGATAGGTTAAAGGATAAGATCCGGTCTGATGCCGGTTTAGGGGTCACTCTTGCAGAGTACAAGCAGTCCTTAGCGATGATCGAGCAGCGATCTCTCCAACTTTGGAGGTTCGCTCGCAAGCTCAACCGATTTGACTTTCCAGGTGCGTTTGCTGAACTTCGTCTTTCGGCGGTCCCCAAAAGGGTCTCAACGAAGAAGTCGTTCGCTAATAACTTTCTGGAGGCTCATTTCGGCTGGATCCCGCTCGTTGGGGATATCCAGGACAGCCTTGACATCTGGACTCATCCTATCCAACCAAAAGAAGTCTCAGCTAACGGCAAGGGCCGCTTTTATTATAAAGCAGGCATTGACAATGGCGGAGGATTCTATGAGTGGCAGGAGGCCTGGGGTCTTGGTATCTGCAAGCAGGGGTGTCAGGTAAGGATAAATAATCCGAACCTCGCCCTCGCAGAGCAACTGGGTTTGGTCAACCCTCTTGTTTTCGTTTATGAACGGACTCCGTTCAGCTTCGTGCTGAACTGGTTCGTCAACATCGAGCAGTTCCTTTCGCAAGGGACTGACTTTATGGGACTAAGCATTCTCAATGCTTACACAGTCAAATTTTCGACTGGGCTTTGGGAGGATCGTCAGGGTAACCCCTTCGATACTCCTAGTAAGAAGTCCGCTCGTTATGAAGAGACTGCTGTGCAGAGGTCACTCGGCTTAACCGGCCCGACCTTAAGAGTTCGTCCTTGGAAAGTACCAAGTTGGACTCGGGCAGCTACTGCTGCATCCCTTCTCGTTCAACAACTAACCAAGTAGGTCCTATGACCAACAGTGAAAACTGCTTAAGCCCTGGACGCATTCGACTCGAGAGCATCTATACTGAGCTAGCTTCTAAAGCGGAACTCGACTGGGATCTTTCCTGGTCTATTCCGATTTCTGAGCTGGCCTTTGTTAATGATGCCTCTCTGGTCATTGCTATCCAGGATTTGCGCTTTTATCTTCTGAAGCGATTAGGCTAACTCCTTTCAAAGGAAACAAATGCCTGTCATGGCAAGTATCACCGTCAAGAAATTTGACGGTACCACCGACATCGTCTACGACGCTCTGTCGGCCAGCGGGGGCGATGGCTCCCCAGCGGTGTGGCGCCAGGACACTGGAGCCGTTGCAGCGCTACCCGTCGGGCTTCGCAAGTTGCTGAAGCTGTGGACGTTGTGGAATGGTCCGAAGACCGCGAGGCAGATGAAGTACAACTTCGTCTCTCCCTACGCGGTTCAAGACTCGACCACCACGCTTTACAGCGCACGTGACCGCGTTGTTTTCGACGGCATCGTGACCATTCCCCAAGGCATTCCGGCCACTGAAATCAATGAAGCCATCTACCAGGGGTTGAATCTCCTGGCGGCGTCGTTGGTCAAGCAGGCGGGTGCTGCGGGGTATGCCCCGACTTAACAACCGGAGCATACACGATGGCTTATGCAACGCTACCAAGTGATGTGGTGCGTTCGGTCTCTCGTCTTTTCGAGGACCTAGGGACTCCTATAGCTCTGTCCTGTGCTATCAAGCTCAGGTGGGGTGACTGGGATGGGATTTCGGACTTTTCTCCGGATCCGCGTTCGTATCTTGATGCAAAAACCTATGCCGCTGATGCGGCTGCTTGTGGTATTCTGAAGAAGCTTCAACAGCTTCCGACGACACACAACAGACGCGAGAACGCCTT